GGAATGGGCGGGAGATTTAGTTTCTCCCTGCGCCACTTTGCTTTCTCGCCCTGCTCGCCAGCGAATTCCTTTAGCCACTTTTGGGCCTCTATGGCTTTTTTACGGTTTCCTGAGTCAGCTGCTCCTTACCCTGAGCAATATTCGCCGCCTCAGCCAGAATAAGCCAGTACAGAGAGGGGTTTTGCTTCAGTAACGCAACACCACGCTCCGGTGTATACGCTACCGCCGTCTCCGCACCATCCACCAGCTCCCCCACGCCTTCCCAGTCTTTCAGAAGAAAGCGCGCGCAATTGTCGATGAGAAGATCATCAACCGAGTCAATCTCGCCCACACTGGCGAGATCGAAAGCATTCGTACCGACCTGGTAGCTCGCGTCCATTTTGTCGATATGGCGCCGCACCAGCGCATTGCGTGAGCGGTATTGTGGATTCTCGCTACTGGCCACCAGCAGACGGAGTTTAAATAGCGCCTCGTCTTCCGGCGTGAATTTCTTTTTACTTCCTGCTGGCTTTTTGTAAGGGAAAAACCAGCGTTCTCCGTTCAAATCAATTTGAGAAGAAATAATCAGCATAAAGACTCCATAAAAAGCCCGATCCGCGATGACTGCAGAACGGGCCAGGTAAATTAAGGCGCGGTAACGGTGATTTCAGACGTTGCGGTATAGGTGCGGGCCTTACCAGTGATGATTGCAGTACCAGCAGCATTTCTGGTGACTGTTGCTGTTTTCTGCCCGGTAGAAACCACGCTGGCAATAGTCGGATCCGATGACGTCCACTGGACGGTATCAGTTGAATCAGCAGGCGTAAGCGTGGCGGTTAACGTCACAGTAGATCCCACAGCCCCAGTTGAAGTGGCTGGCGCAACACTGATTGCCGTCGCCGGCACTTTAGGCACGCGCGTAATCGTCGGCGGCGTATTGGCCGCGGTGATATCCAGCTGAACCTGAACAATGTCAGTGCTCCCCGCATCCGGCCAGTCGCCGGAGATCTGCACTTCCGGGAAATCGAAGGTATAGGCGCCTTCAGCATTCTCCAGCGTGAAGCTAAACGGCACCGTTTCGCCGGTGAACGTTTTTTTGTAAACCTCCCAGGCAGCCTTTGACCATGACAGTGTGATTTGACCTGACGGGGTAAAGGTTGTAGGAATGTTTGCGCCGGCGAACGCCGAGCCGGTACCGATGCAGCGCTGGGTCTGCATATTGTTGTTGAACTGGATGTTGAAGGTGTCGACGCAGAAGCCTGTCCCGCCATCAACACCATTCAGCTGGATGTTGGTGACCTCTTTGAAGGAATAACGCAGCGCCCCCGCCAAATCAACCGGCGTGGTGAAATAGCTGGTATCGTCCCCCTTCGTCTCCCAGTCCAGCCCTGCAAACGTAATGGTTGCAGTGATATCACCATCGGCCGGGATTTCCATCTGGAAGGTGCCAACCTGGCAACCGCGGGCAATCTGGGCGATCCCCACATCACTGGCAAAAGTCGCCACGGAGAACGTAATGCGACCATTACCCATCGTCAGCACGTTATTTACCCATTCGGAACCGAAGCAGCTGGCAAGAAAATCATCATGCTGGTTCCAGCGAAACCGCGTGCCGACATCGCCGCCGACATCCACTGTGCCGCGTGAAACGCCCTGCGCCATGCGGTCACCAGCGATTTCGTCATTGTCGTTGGTGTTCTGCGTTGGTTTCAGACCAAATGAAGAACGACGCAGCAGGTTCCACGCCCCTGCTGTAGGCGTGATTCCTGGTGTTGTCTCGCGAATAAACGCGGCTACTACTTTTGCACCTGAGCTCACAGGAGCCTCCTGTTTTTTGTGCGCTACAGAGCGCGATAAGGAATTTGAAGATTGAGCTGTAACCAGCCATCGGTCTCGCCTGCCGGCACAGCAGAAACAGCGAAATAACTCAGTTTTCCGTCGTCCTTGAACTCGAATAGCTCCGTTAGCTGATCGGCCGTCCGGGAGATAAGCAACGTCCCGGATCCGACCGGAACAAACAGCTGAATGATGAGTAATCCCGTCCTGTGGACGACCGGCCCATTCCCGATCTCGGTTGCGCCAGCCTGTCCTGCAATGTTGGTGAGGCGGGCCCAGATATCGCGGTTGTTGGGGTCAAATACAGGACCATTGGGATAATCCACCGCATCAGAGGCAATAGCGGTCTGTGCCGCCATTCGGGAAATGACAGCGTTTCTGATTTCTGTAAGGGTCATTTGTAGGCCTGAATCACACCATTAAACGAGACGGCATAGACGCCTGTCGGCGCCTGTGTTGAGTGGCCATTCTCCAGAGTCACGGAGTAAGGCAGGTTCGACTGGATGTAAATCACCGAGTAGGCTGGCGCCTGGTCAATAATATTTTTGCCATTAAGAAACGTCATTGTCCCGCGCGGATCCGGTTCGGTCGGGACTGAATGATTAGGTTCGCCGATGCTGACAAAATGCGATGCCCTGAAGGTTCCTGCGCGATACTCAGCCGGCCGCCTGATATCCATGCTGTCATTAACACGGACTTTCTTCCTGAGCCTTCCGGTTTTGGTCAGGTTAGCAGGATCGGCATAAAGAGATTCGTTCCATTCCCCAACAGCTTTGTTGTATTGAACCGCGGTCGCGTTGATGGCCCACAGCTCCGGGTTTCCTACCGGCGACCGTTGAACAATTTCATTCAGCAGTTGAATAGCGATTGTCCGCTGGCGCAGTTTGACATCTTCGGCCACCAGCCCGGCGAATGCCGCCGGGTCAATGTTCCAGCCCTTAGCCATATCACACCCTCCGCAGTTGAATGGAGTACGCAGCTCCAGCAGAGTCGGCAGAAGCCGTTATGATCTCGTAACGCTGAAGCTCACCCGTAATCGGATCCGGTGCGGTGATGATATGTCCGACAGCCGGCTTATCAGTCACCTCGTTAACCAGGGCGGTTAGCTTCACATCACCATGCAGAATGTTAACGCCATCGATACGGCGCAATTTATAGCGCGCCAGCACTCCACGCCCCGAGTAAGTCACCTTCGTTTCAGTGCCGGTTTCCGTCACCGGATCCCAGGCACCCCGAACGGTGTATGACCCAGTGAAATCCTTAACAGCATCCTGCAGGTCGGTATCGAATGCCGCGGCGACTTCGGTTTGCAGCTCGTCACGAATGCCCATTGCACCCACCAATACGCTGCTGAGGTTTAACGATCACTGTACCGTGGAGTTTGCGGGTATAAATTTCGCCATTGCGCTTAACCCGCAGCGGGAGCGGAGCAAACTCAACAACGCCCTTTGCAGGGTTTGCGTAAACGACATGTCTGATCGGGTTTCCATTCACAAACACATCGCGGGGACCGAGCCCGTCACCGGCATAATGCACATCTGGATTTTGCATGCTCCCCCCTTACCGCCGCTCAATATGAGCATGAATAAAGTCAGTTTTAAGCGACTCCATAGCACCAACCATCACATAGGGGCGCCCACCGTTATGCCAGCAATCAATCGCGTTACCCTCATCATCAAGCAGTATCACTGCGACACTGTGGCAGCCGCCGTTTTCGGCTCTCTCCAGAGCCTGTTTCAGCAGGCGAATAACCTGGTCGTTATCGAGGTTGTGATGGCTGGGCTTTTGAAATGGGACCACCTTCAAATCGGACATATCACGCCCTCACAAAGAACGTCTGGAAAGGGTTAAGCATCCACGGTTTGAGCATATCCAGCGCCAGCTGCAAATCAGGATCGAGTAATTCAGTGCTGGTGGTTGAAAGCTCGGCAAAAGTGCGGGAAACCTTCACATCGTCGGCCTCAACGCTTTTGCTCGTCACCACGCCGGAATCTGTTTTTTGCTGATACAGATTGCCTGCAGCGGCTACGGAAGCGATAAACGCTCCGGCTTGCTTAACTTCTTCAGGAATATGCTCCGGGTCGATATCCTGAAGGTTAAGCGCCGTCATCCAGGTGTTTGCCTGGAGCACGGCTTTACCCTTTTTGTCGGCGGCAGCCCAGGTATCCCCCAGCAACTCGTCAACGTCCTGGATTGTTATATAAACGGTCATCGGATCCTCACCAAAAGAAACGGGGCTTTCGCCCCGTCGGTTAACCACCCGCAGGAGCAGTGAACGCAATCGCTTCAGTTGTTTTCACCACACCGTCAACGGTAGCCGTCACCGTGAAGGAGCCGGCCGTAGGAGAGGTGAGTTTCACCGTCGAGCCACCAGCAGACCCTGTCTGTGACGTCGAAGCACTTAGCGTGCCGCCTGTAGACGTCCACGCCACAGATGCCCCGGAGACTCCTGCACCATTTCTGGTGTACTTGAGCGAAACGGTCACCGCGTCGGTACTGTCAGCAGTTGCGGAAGTTTTATCCACTGACAGGGTTACTCCCCCGCAGGGGCTTCCAGCTTAATCAGTACGCCTGCAGTGGATTTGTTACTGGTGAAATGTTTCTTCCAGTTCGCGCCGGTGCCGATTTTGGTCAGGTCAGGGTTAGCGCCCTTCGTCTCATCCCAGCTGTAACCCAGCAGTTCAACGTTAACCGTACCCTCTGCGCGATAGCCAATGGCAAGGTTTTCCTGGTCGTTGATATCGTAGGAACGGAAGCCCGGAGCCTGTGATTCCGTTACGGATACCGCGCCGGCCACCAGCCCCAGAATCGCATCAACTGGCATGGTGTCAGTTACCAGCACCGGTTTACCCAACGTGCCTGGCTGTCCGCCATAAACCACCACGCCAGCTTCTTCGTAAATTTTGTTGTCGATAGCCTGATCAACAATGTCGAAATAGGTCGTGGAATGCATAACGAACAGCGCAACACGGTTAAATTTATCGCCGTATTTACGCAGGCCACGGGTCAGCGTTTTCTTACCATCAGTGGCAATATCCGCGGATACCGTCATGTCAGCATTTGCGCCAATGGCTGCTACAAGACCCTGTAGGGCATACTTGATATAACCTTCAAGCGTTGCATCAGCGACGTCGACGCCGATCACCTCGGAGAATTCGCTAACGTCGCGACCCCGACGTTTAAACGCCTCCTCCGTGGTTTCATACGGGCCGTATTTCCACGGCGCCTTAACGCTGACAGATTCACCGGCACCGATTTTTTTACCCGTTACCGGGTCGGTGGAGTTAACGTTGCGCGATTCGATAGAACCACCAACTTTATAGAAGGTGCGCTTGCGAAAATCACCCTCGATCAGTTCGTTGTCGAGAATGATTGCGCCGTTTGAAGCGGCGTTGAAGACTTCCAGATTATCCTGGCGACGCTCAAGAAACGCAGTCTGCGCGAGGTCGTCATAGATAATCAGGTCACTGTTTACGGTCGTAGGCATTGATTAGTCCTTACTTAGGCAATTTGAGATAGGCCTGCTGGCCATGTTTGCGGATGTAGTCCGCTTTGTCGCTTGAGCTCATTTCTGAACGTTTCAGACTACCGCCCCCGCCACCGGGTTTATGACCACCAGCCCCGGAGCCTTCGGCGCGCGGGAACAGGTGCGGGGCCGTCTCTTTCAGAGATTCAGCCCACTCAACCGGGGTGAGCGGAGTTTTGCCGTCTTTACCGAACAGAACATCGCCATTTGCATCAACTGCTACGGCCTCGCCTTCGTCGTTGAGCTGGAATGTGCCTTTAGCACGAAGAATCAGATCGTCGGATGCTTCTGGCAGCGCGCCTGCCTTAAGCGCTGCGCTGCGGATAGCATCACCCAGGACACGATCACGGAATTTGTTGGAGAACGCTTCCGCCTTTTCAGCGCGTTCATTAGCGGCTTTGATTTGCTTATCAACATCAGCACGTAGCCGCTCAGTGCGTTTATCCAGAACCTCATCAACTTTCCCGGCGGCAATCAGCTGCGCTTCCTCATCGTCGGAAAAGCGCTGGAGAATGGTTTTCACCGCGTCGGGGTCGATACCATCAAAACGTTTAAGCGACTCGGTGGACTCTTTGAGCTTACCAAGCAGCTCGCTATTTTTATTTTTCAGGCCAGAAACCTGAGCGCTGACTTGCTCATCGATCAACTTCTGGATTTCCGGCGTAATCTCAGGCGCTCCGCCGCCGGAACCGCCACCTTCACCACCTTCGCTGCCAGCTGCCGAATAATATTTAATGAGCATGTTACGAATAAGCATGTTGTCCCCTTGGGATAGTAACTGTGGGCCTGGCCCAATAAAAAAGGCCGCCCTTAGGCAGCCTGTTGTAAATTTCAGATAATAAAAAAGCCGCGCTAAGGCGACCTCTTCATTTAGCTATTTTCTAGCATGTATTCTTTTGCATCTTTAATGGCTTTATCCATTCTCTGCAAAGAAGACTTTGGCTCTGCAATGCTTCGCACTGTGCAAATCTCTTTAATGAGCCCTCTTGCGATTACCAGCTCTTCATACAGGCTTGCAATAAGGTCTCTTTGTTTTTGTGAATCCATAACAACCTCGTCTCGTTGCTTGTCGGGTTATTGGTTGTAGGTGGTGACGATTCCGCTTTTCGGGAGCGACCCTAGCCACTGACAATACAATTAGGTGTGGTGGCCGGTGCTGCCACGGCATTCTGATACTTCAGAACGGCGGGGACTCACCGAAGTGAGTCTGGTTTCCGGCTTGCCCGTTTCTCACGGGACGCTTTGGCGCGCAGGTCAGCATCCTGCATTCACCACGAATTTACTCTATCACACTCTGGCATCCTTAAACGCCTGCGCGTCAAGGTTGCGCAATTGGTCAAGCGTCAGCCACTCGCCCCTGTCGTTGTAGAACTCATCGGGAGACATGCCGCCATCACGAATCAGCCTGGCGCGCGTTTCTCCGACAATCTCAGCTTGTCGCGTGAACGACTGCCGGGAGAACCAGTCCTGGTAATTCGTGTCAGCCGGAAACTGTCCATCCATGCTGGCGCGCGAGCTATCCTTGATTTCGCCGACTTTAATACCTAATTCCTCGGACGATTTCAGGATGTAAGTTTCGGTGCTCCGACAGCAAAAGTGGATTTTCCCAGGTCCCTGCAAATAAGGCACCTTGTGCCCTATCGGTTTGTTATCCAGCGTGTACTTGAGTCGGTCGCGGATCCGACAATCCTTTGATGTCCGGTTATCCAAAGTAGATAACCACTGCTTACCCTTCAGAATGTCGTCGTTCGCCGACGCAAAGCTTTGTCTTGCTGTTGATGCAAGATGCCCTACTGCTGTTTTCGCTATGCTGGCCGCATTGGCCCGGCTCATCTGAAGCGCACCATCCTGGTAGCCGCGGTTAGCATGTCCACGAACCTTTTTTGCGATCTGCTCATGCGTATCGCCCAGGAGAAAACCCTGCCGCACCGTATTGGATATGCGCGCCATACGATCAGCTTCGAGGTTGCTGGCCCATTCGCTTAGCAACCGCCCCTGAAATGGACGCGCCATCGCCGCGGCATAAACTGCATCCGGGGAGATGCCAACCAGTGGATGAAGAGCCAGAACATCGTCGGGAATGGCAAACTGGAAGAGGCTCATCTGAAAAGTGGCTTCGTGCTTCGCCAGTTCCTGCAACTCGGCAGTAAGAGCTGCATACATCGACTGAATCGCATCCTTGTTTATCGCCCTGACGCTTACCAGTAACGCTTCCAGCCTAGAAACGGTAAAGCTCTCAGCGTCCAGCGTATCAATAGCCACCAGCAACCTTGCGGTAAGTTCGGCGTCGCTGTCATTCAGGACTTTTATCATCCTGTTGGCAACGCCGGTGCTGTAGCGACTAACCCATATAGCGTGGGCTATGGATTCATCATGCAGTTTGTCATTCGCCGTTGCCATTATTGCCACCAATCAGGTTAGGCGCGCCGTTACGAATAGCGTCAATGACAGTTTCAGGGTCGTCAGCAGGATCTATCAGGTCAAGCCTCTGCAGAGCTCTGACCATATCAGTGTCGCGAATCGCACCGTACTGCCAGGCATTGACGATTGCCGTTACCATGCCGGATTCTGCGACTTTGGCGATAAACTCCTGATTGATGCTGTAACGATATTCCTCGCCTTTTATGCCGAGATATCTGGCGCACCAGCCGAGCGCCAGCGTATAGGCCTCCGAGACATTGGAAACGCAAATGCCGAGCACCGATGTGGATGCGGTTTGCTCGCCGCTGGATTGCGTGGCGGTTTTAACCGCGCCGTTCTGCTCGATAAGCCGGGCGCCAAGCTGAACAGAATAATCACGCTTACTGTCCATCGCCTCTTTAGCCAGGGTGTTTGGTTGCGCCTGAGCATAGGTAAAACTTGAAGTGGTTTACTGAATTTGGCCACCTGAACAGAGGTGATATGCTCACCTCAGAACAACACAGGTGTCATAAT